GTCTCCGGTTCCGGGCGCCGGTGATCGGCCCCTACTGCCGGGAGCCCCGCCGGGCAGAACCCGGTCGGGGCGGTGCGGGAGCGGCCCGCGTCAGGCTTCGTATTCACCGCGGCGGAAATGCTGGTCTGCGATGTCCTTCAGCTTCGCGGTGGCATCGGAAAGCCAGGCCGCTTCGCCCCAGAGCACCTCCTCGGGGTCCGCGCCGAAATGGTCCGCGCTGGCCTGGGTGAGTTCCGCGAGGAGGGCGTCGAATTCCGCCTTCTTCGCCATGAAGGCCGCCAGGCTGTTTTCCTGGTTGCGGGTGGCGCGGGCGGCGCGGTCGGTCATGCTGGTCTCCGTCGTGGTGCAGGGCGTGATGCTCTGCGTGTGACGGACCATTCGCGCTGTGCCGCGCGTGAGCCAAGCGCATCTCGCGCGCATGAAATTGCTAAGATCGGAGGCGTTCGATCACATCATGATCGCAGCCGCTTCCGATGCGCTGGTGGCCTCGCAGCGCGAGGTGGCGCGCCGGCTCGGCATCTCGCACACCGCCCTGCAGAAGGCCGCGCAGGCTGGCCGCATCGCGCAGGAGCCGGGCGGTGGCTGGGACGTCGAGAAGGTCCGCGCGCGCCTGGCCGCAAGCAGCGATCCGGCGCGCAAGACGGCGGCCATGGTGGCGCCAGTATCGGCACAGCCATCGCCACCGCCAACCCCACCGCGGCCAGCATTCGTCGCCCCGCCCACGCCGGAGCCACTGCCCACGCCCTCCGCCGGCGGCAGCAGCTTCCACAATGCGCGCACCGCGAACGAGATGCTCAAGGCGCAGGAGCGAAAGCTCCGGCTCGATGAGCGTCGCGGGCAGCTGGTCGAGAAGGCTCGCGCCCTCATGCTCGTGCACCGGCTGGCCAAGGAGGAGCGCGATGCCATCCTCGCCTGGCCAGCCCGTATCGCCGCGGAACTGGCGGCCGAACTCGGCGTCGATGCCCATCGGCTGCAGACGCTGATGGACGCTCGGCTGCGGCAGCACCTGGCCGAGCGGAACGACGTCCGCGTGGCGGTCGCGTGATGACCGGCGAACAGATCATCGGCGAGCTCGGCAGTTTCGACGGTGCTGCCGAGATCCTGCAGGCCTGGCGCGATGGCATGGCGCCGGAGCCCGCCCTGCTGGTCTCCGATTGGGCCGACAAGCACCGCATGCTCGGCTCCCGCGGCAGCGCCGAGCCGGGTCCGTGGCGCACCAACCGCACGCCCTATCTGCGCGACGTGATGGATGCGCTGTCGCCGGCGCATCCGGCGCGGCGCGTCGTGTTCATGAAGGGCGCGCAGGTCGGCGGCACGGAGTGCGGCAATAACTGGATTGGCTACGTCATCCATCACGCGCCCGGCCCCATGCTGGCGGTGCAGCCCACCACCGAACTGGCCAAGCGCTTCTCGGACCAACGCATCGACCCGCTGGTCGAGGAGACGCCCGCCATCCGGCAGCGGGTCGCACCGGCGCGCTCGCGAGACAGCGGCAATCGCCAGCTCAGCAAGGAGTTCCCCGGCGGCCAGCTGGTGATGACCGGCGCCAATAGCGCAGTCGGGCTGCGCTCCATGTCGGCGCGCTTCCTCTTCCTGGACGAGGTCGATGCCTATCCTGGCGACGTCGAGGGCGAGGGCGATCCCGTCGCGCTGGCGGAAGCCCGGGCGCGCACCTTCGGCTGGCGCCGCAAGACGCTGCTGGTCTCGACGCCCACCATCTCCGGCCTGTCGCGCATCGAGCGCGAGTATCTGGCCAGCGACCAGCGGCGGTTCTTCCTGCCCTGCCCGCATTGCGCCGCGATGCAGTGGCTGCGCTTCGAGCGACTGGTCTGGGAAAAGGGCGAGCCGGACAGTGCCCGCTATCTCTGCGAGGCCTGCGACGGTGCGATCGGCGAGCAGCACAAAACCGCCATGTTGGCAGGCGGCGAATGGCGCCCCACCGCCATCCCGCAGGATCCACACGCGATCGGCTTCCACATCTCGGCGCTCTACTCGCCGGTCGGTTGGTTCTCCTGGTCGCAGGCGGTGCGGGATTGGGAGGCAGCCCAGGGCGACGACCGCGCCATCAAGACATTTCGGAACACCGTGCTGGGCGAGACCTGGCAGGAGAGCGGCGAGGCACCGGACTGGCAGCGGCTCTACGATCGTCGGGAGGAATGGGGCCCTGGCACGGTCGCAGCGGAGGGGCTGCTGCTGACGGCGGGTGTCGATGTGCAGCGCGACCGCCTCGAGGCGAGCATCTGGGCCTGGGCGCAGGATCGGCAGTCCTGGCTGGTCGAGCACCGCATCCTGGTCGGCAATCCCTTCGAGGCGGCGGTATGGGACGAACTCCGGGGGCTGCTGGGCGAGACCTGGCGGCACGCCTCCGGTCACCGGCTCGGCCTCGCCATCACCGCGATCGACAGCGGCGACGGCATGACCACCGCCGAGGTCTATGCCTTCGTGCGTCGCGCCGGTGCCGGGCGCGCCATTGCCGTGAAGGGCCAGGACGGGCTGCGCGCGGCGATCGGCCAGCCCTCGGCGACGGAGGTGCGGCGGAACGGCCGCAAGCTCGGCGGGCTGAAGGTCTGGCCGGTGGGATCGTCCTTCCTGAAGGGCGAGACCTATGGCTGGCTGAAGCTGGAACGGCCGACGGCGGAAAGCGGCGATCCCTTCCCGCCAGGCTTTGTCCACCTGCCGCTGCACGCGGCCGGTGAGGAATTCTGCCGGCAGCTCACGGCCGAGCAGTTCGTGGCCCGCGCCGGCCGCAACGGCTTTCGCCGCCTGGAATGGGTCAAGACCAGGGAACGGAACGAAGCGCTGGACTGCCGGGTTTATGCCCGTGCCGCCGCAGCCGCACTCGGCATGGATGGCTGGGGCGACGGGCGTTGGGCGCGGATGGCGGATGCGCTGTCGCTGCCGGCAGGCGAGATTTCCACCGGCGGGAATGTCGCTCCTCCATCGCCGCCACAGGTCGCGACTGACACCCAACGCCCGCGTGGCTGGCTCGCGCCGCGCAGCGGCTGGCTTCGCTGAAGGAGGACGTGATGAACCCGACCGTCCTCTCCTGGGCGCTGGCGCAGCCTGCCGGCACCCGCGCCGCCGTCCTGGCCGCTGCCTTCACCGGCGGCACCACGCGCGTGACCTTCGACGGTCGGACTGTGGAGTATCGCTCCCTGGATGAGCTCGGCCGAGCGCTGTCCGTCCTGCACGCCGCCGAAAATACTGCCGCCCGACGCCCCAACGTCACCTTCGCCAGCTTCTCTCGCGAGGGAAGCAGGTGATCGGGCGCCTCCGCGATGCCTGGCACGCGCTGCGTGGCTATGCTGCAGCACAGGACAGCCGCGCCTCCAGCTGGGCGGCCTCCGGTGGCAGCGCCACCGCCGAGGTCGGCGCCGCCGCGCCCACCGTCGCGCGCCGTGCCCGCGATGCCGTCCGCAATGACCCTTATGCCGCCCGCATCGTCGATCTCTGGACCGGCAACGCGGTGGGCGCCGGGATCACCACCCGCTGGCCGGACAAGGCCCATGCCGAGGCCTGGCGCCGCTGGTCGGACAGCACCGCCTGCGACGCCGAGGGGCGGCTCGACCTCTATGGCCTCCAGGCACTGGTCATGCGCGCCGTCGTCGAGAGCGGGGAATGCTTCGTCCGCCTGCTCCCCGCCGACATCTCGCCAGCGAACCCGATCGGCCTGCGGCTCCAGGTACTGGAGAGCGACCACCTCGACACGGCGCGGCAGGGCGTCATCGAGGGCGTTCCCACGCTGCAGGGTATCGGCCTCGGCGATGCGGGTGAGCCGGTCGGCTACTGGTTGCATCGCGTGCATCCCGGCGCCTCCTGGGTCCTGCCGGGCGGCGCCACCTGGCTGAGCAGCCAGCGGGTCCCCGCCCGCGATGTGCTGCACATCTATCGCAAGCGCCGGCCCGGCCAGCTGCGTGACGTGTCGTGGCTCGCACCGGTGCTGACCCGCCTGCGCGACCTCGGCGACTACGAGGCTGCGCTGCTGATGAAGGCCAAGATCGAGGCCTGCCTGGCCGCGGTGGTCTCCGAGGACGGCGACGAGGCCATGACCGGGCCGGCCTCGGGCCTGCTGCGCGATGCGCAGGGCCGCACGGTCGAGAGCTTCGAGCCGGGGATGATTCTGTATCGTCGCGGTATGGGATCCGTGGAGGTGGTGAATCCCTCCGGTGGTGGCAGCCACGCCGCCTTCGCGCGGCGCGCGCTGGAAGCCTCGGCGGTCGGCACCGGGCTGACTTACGACCAGGTCGCCGGCGATCTCACCCAGGCGAACTACTCGTCGCTGCGCGCCGGCAAGATCGAGTTTCGGCGCCTCTGCGAGCAGGTCCAGTACGGCATGCTCATTCCGATGCTGGTCCGCCCCATCGCCGATCGCTTCCACGCGCAGGGCGCGCTGCTCGGGCTGTGGGGCGCTGAGGTGCCGGACGGTCTCTCCCACGTCCCACCCGCGCACGAGATGATCGACCCGCTCAAGGACACTACCGCGCTCATCGCGCAGGTCCGTGCCGGCTTCGTGCCGCAGCCCGAGGCGGTCGGCGCCTTCGGCTACGACTTCCGCCAGGTGGTCGAGATGATCCGCGAGGCCAATGCCCTGCTCGACGAGGCAGGCCTGTCGCTCGACAGCGATCCGCGCCGCGTCGCCAAGTCGGGCGCTGCCCAGGATGCCGCGCAGCTTGCCGCCATCGAGATCGCCGCAACCGGTGCCGCATCGCCGCGCGCCGAGCCTGCCCCAGGAGCACAGCCATGATCGCAGGCGCCTACGACTGGACCGACGACATGCTCAAGATCAAGAGCATGCAGAAGAAGTTCCGCGACAGCTTCAACGGCACCGAGATCAACCCAGCGCGGTGGGAGA